GAGTCAAAGCGATGATCCAGTTTTTACCAATGATTTCGTCATTAGCCTCAACATGGCTTGAAGGCAAAGTCGAAGAAAAGAAGGCTGTCACCGGCGCTAAAGTTGCGCGTGCAAAAGCCGAAGCCAACATTGCAGAGCGACAGGCCACAGGTGAAATAGACTATGACTTAACGGCGGCTAATCAGATGTCATCAAGCTGGCGCGATGAGTTCTTTAGCCTGCTTTTTGCGTTGCCGATGGTGCTTGCATTTTGCGGCGAATGGGGGCGTGAAATCGTCTTTAGTGGCTTTGAAGCGCTTCAACAGATGCCAACTTGGTATCAGGTCAGCTTGGGCGCACTGGTAGCCAGTAGCGTAGGAATGCGCGGGATCACCAAATTCTATGGCAAAAAATAGTGGTGCTATGAGATTCGTAGCACCAAAATCAAAAGTAAATACTATATAGCACCGTCGTAGCACCAGCCCGATTCTCTGGCGGTTTTCTGCGGTTTTTGTCAGGCTCATAACCTGAAGGTCGCAGGTTCAAATCCTGCCCCCGCAACCAAATATATATATAAATCAATGATATAAAGCCCCGTAGGTCAAAAGACTTGCGGGGTTTTTTGTCGTTCTATACTCTGTCTCATAGCACCACCATAGCACCACACCGTTAGGATAACTCAATTATTTGCGCATATATGCTTGCATAATAGTAAATAAACGCATATATTAGTCATATAGAGTGAAATGAAAGGGATAGATAAATGACTTATATAGCACCATTTTCAATATCTGTAGGACGCGGTAACGGTCTTTATACGTTGCGCCAGCTTGATCGGTATGACCATTATGGCGATCCTATTTTCTCATATGTCAAAAACCTAAGTCGCGACCCATTTGTGGCGCTTGATAAGGCTAAAAATTATGTTGCCAATAAAGGCTATAATCCTGATGCCGATCTTGATGATTTTGATCCATCTAAAATTTCTGGTTTGACAGCTTGGGGCGAGTGTGACCCGTGGAAGCAAGAGCGTATCGAACGCGCTAAACGGAACGTCATGCCTTTTGGCAAGTATTTTGGTGAAAAGCTTAGTGATGTGCCTGTTTATTATTTGGCTGATTATATTTTGGCGCAAGACATAGATAGCATTAAATCTGACACTGTTGTTGAAATTATCCGCAAATACGTTGTTCAGTTTAAGGCTGACGAGTTCAAAGCGTATGTGGTTGAAGCAAAAAACAAGATTTTAGAGCGTGACGCTGAATTAGAAGCAATTCGCAATAAATCAAAACATTTTGGTAATGTTGGTGATCGCATCGAACTTGAGGCGACAATCGTTTTTAGTAAAGGCTTTGATAACTTTTACGGCGTCACTTACATAAACACGCTTGTCGATAATGATGGCAACCACTTTGTTTATAGGGGCAATGAACTTGGTAACGCTGGCGATGTGGTAACGCTCAAAGCGACCATTAAAGAACATAGCGAATATAACGGTGTTAAGCAGACTGTGTTTAACCGCCCAAAGATTTTAGGAGAGTGACATGATAGCTTTAGTAAACATCGAAAAAGTTGATACCAAAAAGTTTCAAATAAATGTGACCATTGATGAAGCAGACTTAAAAGCATGGGCGACAAACTATGTGTCAGATCAAGACCATGATTTCAAAATTGTGGATGGCCTTAAAATTTGGAACGAATATGACGAATACGATAACGTCACCACCCGCGTTGATGAAGCGGGTGAGAATTGGCATCACGAATATGTTAGCGAATATTTATTGGATCAAGACGCTGACCGCTTAATGTTAGATCACTGCCACGATCACAGCCAATATGATCTGATTTCAGAAGAATCTAGCGTTATTGGTTTTGAAGGTGACTTGACATGAGCGACATCACAATCACCGAAACTTATAAAACGGCAATCAAGCGCGGCAAAGAAGTTGGCATCATTTATTATCGTGACCTAACCGGCAAATCGCGTAGGGTATTCACACCAGCTTGCCCGAAGGCGTGGTCTAAGCGGCGCGAAGAACTGCGTGACGAATTAGTGGCTGGCAAACACAACGCCAACAAAGCAACGCTTGAACAGGTTGCGTATGAGGCCATCGATAGCCGTCAACGGCTGGTCGGGATCAAAATGCGCCCGCAGACTTTCGACAATGATAAACGGCACATACGCCTGCACATTTTGCCATTTCTGGGATCGATCCAGATGGCGCGCTTGACGGTCGGCGATGTTAATCAGTTCATCACTGAAAAGACAATCGAAGGCTGTAGCCCGAAATCAATTCGCAATATCATTGCCAGCCTAAATATGGTCTGCAAATACGCATTAGATAAAGGCTATATCTACAGCAACCCATGCCACAGAGAGTCGCGCGAAAAGATTACCGGCGCACAAAAAGAACGCGGCGGCTACACGGTCGATGATGTTAACAAAATGCTTGAGCAAGATATGACTCAGTATTTGCGCACGTTTATCACGCTTGCATCGCTGACAGGACTAGCGGCTAATGAGATGCAGGGGCTGTTGTGGGACAGCGTTGACCTAAAGGCAGGCACTTTAACAGTACGCCGCACAGGTTATCGCGGTGGCCTGCAAGAAACAAAAACAGAGTTCCGCATCCGCACGTTGCCGCTAACGACTAAGCTATGGACATTGATGCGCGAGTGGAAACTGCAATGCCCATCTGAAATGTATGTTTTTCCATCTGCGCGCAATTTAATGGCAGATCAAAAAAGCTGGACAGGATTGCTTGAAACTTTGTGTAAGCATGCCTGCGTTGAGTTTCACGGCATTGGTGGCTTCCGCAAATTCTATCATACGCAGATGGAGTTGGGTGGCGTGCCGGATTCTATACGCAAATATCGGATGGGTCACTCAAAGAAAAGCAATGTGGCTCAAGTGCATTACACTATTACAGACATCAATCAGGCGCAGTCACCGGTCGACATTGAGGCGATAGCCGGTCGTCTTTCCGCATTATAACAGCGTGACGCCCATGATGGCTGTCTGCAAGATCGCTGGCTATATGCCAGCCTTTTTGTTCGTAGGCGCTGACATCGCTATGCGGGACAAAGCGGAAGATGCCGTTGTGCCGAACTTGTGATTTTTTATTTCTCAGCCATTGTATTGCGACATTTATTTTTTTTGAAAAATCTGGATCAGTGTCCATAAATAACTCTGCACGCTCTGCACCATTAATAACTGTGGTGTGGTCTTTACGCATGAATCTACCAATCCCAGAAAAGCTAAGTGCTGTAAATTCGCGGCACAAATAATACGAAGCAAGTCTGCCGCGTGCTATTCGCGAAGTGCGGCGGCGTGAATAAAATTCGGCGGGCTTTAAGTCAAAGACAATACAACAAGCCTCAACGATATGCTGTGGTTTATATTCTTCAAAATTCATTATATATCATCCCATTTTGGCGGCTCTGGCGTGCGCCGTTTAGCAAAGCAAGCATGACTGCAAAGCATGTCTTTAGCGCCGTTCACAAGCCACCCAAAGCTGCGCAAATCAAACTCTGTGCCGCAATGGACGCATGTAGCTGGCCTGCGCTCATTATGTATTATCGGTGGTTTTTTCTTGCGCGCCATTCTTGAGCCGTCTGCTTGCGCGTTGTATTAAATTTGCCGCCAGTTCGCACATCTGTTTAGGCGACATATCTTTTTGTGCTTGGTTCGATCCTAACACGATCAAACACCCCTCATCATTCGGAATGATAAGGAGTGGATGTTGTTTATCTTCAGAAACGCTAGAAAGGTATGTTGTCATCTAACGGCGCTGGTGCTGTTGCCGGAGCAGGGGCAGATGGTGCGCCTGCATCTTCACGCGGCATCGGGTCAGAGCATTTGATCGACAAATACTTGATGCCCGACTTGCTGGTGTTTAGCCAAGCGCTGATGCGTTGCTCAGTGCCTTTGACATTAATGTTGCCAGTATAGTCAGGCTGGCTTTCATTTTCTTTTTTTTCATTCTTAAATAATGCACCGCGATCGGTGTTATCATAATCAGACATTTGCAATCTCCTTTTTGCGTGCTGAAAATTTCTGGATAGTCGGGTTATCGGTTGGCTTCACTTCATTAAACAATGCCAACAAATCCTGTTCTGTTTTAGCGGCGTTTATGCGGTCATCTAAGGTGGCCGCGCTCACAGGAGCAAGGGATGAACCCTGTGGCGCGACCGCACCGGAGCGCGGAGAGTGCGACGCGCTGGGTGCTTTATTAGCGGCGGTGCCGTCATCATCGTCGTCAGCCGGTATGCCAAACATCGCCTGCAAGCCGTAACGCTTTGCGTAACTAATTGCGCTACCCATTGCCTGCGGGTTAGTCGCATCTTTGGTCAGCACCGGCGTCCGGCTTTCGCGGGTTTCGCCTGATGTGTGGATCATTGTCGTGCGCACAAATATAGTGCCGTCAGCAAAATCTATCTCTTGCGTAAAGCCCAAATTGAAATTGCTTGCGCCAAGCACAACTGAAATCAAATCGGTCAATGTGACAAACTTGTTTCTAAAATGCGGGTTATATCCAGACTTCTTGACGGCAGGCATCGCCGATTGAAAGCCTATTAATGATTTTGCTAATTCACTCATTTTTGCACCTCTATGCGTTTCGATTTATTCTTTGCAACTTTGATTTGCACACCGTTGCCATAAGCCACGCTGGCTTCTTTCGGCACCATCTTTTTAAGTTGTGCCTCTGCTTTTTTGCATGTGTCAGCCGCGCCGGAAGTCTGCAACCATATCTCGCACCATTGTCGCCATTTGGGATGCACATCAGATTTTTCCATATCGACAGGCACCGTATCTTCGACCGGCACAGGCGCTTCGGGTGGCTGAATGTCATTAGGTAAAACACCCATTTCAACACACCCCATAAAATATGTGGCAAGCCCGATCAGTTCAGCTTGGTAAGCCGGATCAATTTCAATTTCGTGGAATGTTGGTTCGTTGCCAGCTTTGATAATTGATAGCAGGCCATAAGGCACTTTCTTGCCTGTGTGTTCTTCAAGCAAGTAAGCGTTCCAATGTAGTTGCGGGCTGTAGTGGCGGCACAAGCGGGGGATAACGTCCCGCCATTCTTCGCCAGACTGCGGCCTGCCCATTGTAAATTTTGCATCGATGACAGCCTGCTTGCCGCGATAATTCGGGACAGAGCCATCCAGCGTGCATCGCATCATAGGATTCTTTTGGCTTTGAATGACAAGCTGGCGGTTTATGATTTTGATGTCATGCTTTTGCTGACACCATTCAAGATTAAGTTCTTCAGTGATATGACCCATTAAAACAGGCCAGACCATAGACAGGTCATCGCCTTCTATTTCGCCGCGCTTACGCAAATATAGCTGGTGTATGCGTTCAGCGTTGTCGCCAGCAATGATGTTAATATCGGAGCCGCCGATCGTTGTCTGGCGTTCTGACAGGCTTTTACCGCCCATTTGAAACTGACGAAAAAAGGCAGGCACAGCGTCAGATGGTACGCCAACGCTGGCCTGTAGTGTGTCAGAGTTCTGGGAGGAAAATGTCTCTGTCATTCCTCATGATTACTACAGCGCATAACATACGTCAAGCATATATGCGCATAGCAATCATATATCGTACTTCAACATCACTACTTGATCCACGCTTTCGATTTTGTCGAACGTTATAAATTCTTCCGGTGCCAGCATGCGCGCTTCACAAGAGCCTTTGCGCATATGCACCAGTTCGACGATCTTGCCATATAATTTATCACCGGCTTTCCATTTAACAACGACTAGCGTGCCAGCCTTTGCTTCAAGCAATGGATTGACAAACACCAGATCACCATTTGACAGCTTTGGTTTCAAAGCATCGCCGTAGCAAAAAGCGGCATATGCGCCTTCGACAGACTCAAGTTCTGGCGGGCAATCCACGCGGCTCATCATCTTTTTACTAAAATCAAATGCGTCTGAATTTGGTATTGGAAAACCATATACAGGTAGTTCGGTGTGCGAAGCAAAAACAGAGTCGTCTTGTTTTACTCTTTCAATTATTGCGTCTGGCTTGATGCCAAATACTTTTGCTATCGCTTTTTTATGATGCCCGACTGATCTTCTGCCGGATTCCATTCTGCTGTATTCTGCCTGCCCGATATTAACGGCTTCGGCAACCTGTGATTGGTGCAATTTAGATGCACTGCGTAATTCTTTCAGATTATTAACGTATTCCATAGCGGACTTCCCTTTGCGGCAGATTTATGCTCTGCGCCAAAATTTAACTTTTGCTGATTTATGGTGGCTAAATGGTCTTTCATCATAGGCGGGGCGGCAGGCCAATCCGCGTCACCCTGAATGTGTGTGTTGTTTTCTGAAGCCAAAAACGCTTGGCTGTTTGATACGTTTAACATTTTTAACACCTTTCTCATATTACTTATGCGCATAATGCGCCTTTTAATTTTCAATGTCAAATATCTGCGCAAATTGCGCATATTCAATAACTTAGCTGAATAAGTATTTTTTATAGATTTAATTTATTGACATATATTAGTGGTCTGCGCATATTGCCTATAGTGCATATCAATATATAGGCGACATCAATGAGACTTAATCAATATTTAGTGTCTAAAAACATCACTCAAAAAGATTTTGCTGAAAAGCTTGGAGTATGTCAGGCCACGATTCATAAATATCTTTACAAAGACACAGTGCCGTCTGGCAAACGCATAATGCAGATTCACAGCCTGACCAAAGGTAAAGTTACGGTCACTGATTGGATGGATATGCACCAGATTGGTGATGATGATGGGTAAGGCCAGCCGTGATAAAGGCGGGCGCTTTGAGCGTGAGTTGGTAAATACTGCACGCGCGCATGATCTTGAAAGCTATCGTGTCCCGCTATCTGGTGCGGCAGAAGGCTTTAAGAATGACATAATCATAAAGATTGGGCGCACCACTTGGGAAATTGAAGCCAAAAAAAGAGCGACCGGTTTTAAGTTTTTATATGACAACATTGAAGGTGCTGATGTGTTGGTGGTTGGTGCTGACCGGCGAAAGCCACTTGCGGTTTTGGATTATGAAGATTTCTTGAATTTGCTGGCGGGTAAGATATGACCGGCAGGCATTATAACATTCATATTCCACAGCATATCGATAGCATCGAAAAGTTTATTACGCGCATTGGCGACGGCAAGATGAGCGCCGGTTTCAAAAAGATTTCAGAATATATGGGCATGCGCAGACAAGCCGTTGAGGCTTGGGTGCATGTACATGAACGCATTCCGCAAGAGCGCTTCAAAGCATTGATGGCGCTGGCGCAAGAATGTGGCTTTTACTGGCATCCAGAGGAATTGATGGATGAGCGCGTTAAGCAACGAAAGTGCCTGACTTGCGGTGCTATGTTTCGCTCCAGCCATGTCGGCAACCGTATGTGCAACAAGTGCATAACCGGTGACTCTGACTTCGGCACAGACCACAGCTGGCGGGGTTATCCAGATGATTAATGTGGAACTGAAAAGCTATGAATTAGCGCAAGCATGTCAGACTGGATATATGCGCCACATTAAGGCCATAGAAGCTGGCTACGATCAGGATCGTGGGCGTCATCGTGAGCCTAATTTCTGGCAAAGGCACATTGAAGGTGCCTGTGGCGAAATAGCGGTTGCAAAGGTGCTTGGTGTTTATTGGGGCGGTGGCATCAGCACATTTGATGCGCATGGCGACATCGATGGCACCGGCTGGGAAGTGCGCACGCGCTCAAAGCATCATCATGAGTTGTTATTGCACGCCAATGACAAAGACGACCGCAAATATATTTTAGTTACCGGCACTGCGCCTAATTATCAGGTGCATGGCTGGATATTGGGTGCCGATGGGAAGCATCCAAAATATTACAAAGAGCATCCGGTTATAGGCCAGCGCTTCTTTGTCCCGCAGGCAGATTTAATAAGTTTAGGGAGTTTGAAATGAGTATTGCCGCAGTGAGTTGGGCTTTCAAGCAGAAGGTCAATGATCCGATTGCAAAGTTAGTTCTGATCGGGATTGCAGATAAATATAACGAAGAACGCGGCTATGCTTGGCCTTCGATTAAATGGCTGGCTGAAGTGGCAGATTGCACAACGCGTACCGTTCAAAGCAAAATCAAACTGCTTGAAGAAGTCGGAATGCTAGTTCGTGTCATGCAGAAAAACGGCAAAACGAACGATACAAATCATTATCATATACCGCCATTAGGGGGGGGTGAAAATCCTTCAGGGGTGAACCAACTGCTTCAGGGGGGGGGGGAAGCAACTGCTTAAGGGGGAGGGGTGAAGC